ATTCTCTAAGTTTTTCTTTTTAGCAACAGTCTTTTGTTTAGGTTTATATACATCTTCTGCTGGTAAAATAGCATTTAAATCTAAATGACCAACATCATATACTCTGTCATCACCTTCCATAGTTGAATAAGATAAAACTTCGTTCTTCTCTATCATTTTATTTTTAACATGCGATTGCTTTTTCTCTTTTGCAATCCTTCGTAAAAATGCATAATAAATTATTTGTGTAAAATATGCGAATGGATTTTTTGATTTCTCTGGATTAAAATTCTTAACATATTGTAAACAATTCTCTATACCGTCTGATATCATTTCATCACGATAAGTATAATTAATAAAATTTGGCCTATACGATAAATGATTTGCAATCTTCAAAAAACACTCACCAATATAATTTGTCACTGGCGGCGGTGTTTTACCTTTCTTTTCTGCTTCTGCAACACGGTCTTTCCACTCAATCATCGCAGCCAAGAATTCCTTGTTGTTTACATAATGAGTACCTTTTTCTTTTGCCATTACAACTCCTTAAATGTTTCACACATAATACACTATACAACTACAAATGTCAATACCCTTTTATTTTGCAAAAGGAACTTGACTTCGCTTAAAAAATCAGTATAATAAGCTATGTTGTGGTTATAGGTAATTTGAGTTTATTTAGTTTATAGTTACTAATCTCATAGTTAAACTGTTGTTGGTTGTATATATTTATTCTCTCAGCAAAATGATTTAACGTAAAATTCTTTCTCTCTCTATAAGACATGTCATCTCCGATATCAAATACAATCACAGAATCTTTGTTTTTTGAAGTACGCAATCCTCGGCCGATAGATTGGAGGACTCGAATTTTTGATTTAGATGGGCTTGCGAGCACGATGTTGTTAATGTTACGAATGTTAACGCCAGTACTAAAAACACCGTAGGAAGCAATAATGGTGGAATTTTTCGCCCCATCAACGATGTGACGTATCTCTTCACGTTCTGTAGTATCTGTTTTCCCATAGATAAAAAATACATTTTCTCTTTCCTTCATTTTATCGTATAGAACCTTACCATGTTTTTCTACTAGCTGAAATAAACATAGTGTATTGCCATTTAAATGTTTTAATAAGTTTGTTAGAAATAAATTTCTCTTATCATTAGTAACTAGGTAATTAAGTTCTTCTTGATATGTTAGTTTTTCCCTTTTCGATGGATGTTTTAATAGTATACACTTTATTCGTAAATTTGCAAGGGTCTTTTTATCTATTAATTCCTTAGTGGAAACAACATCCTTTACAGCTCCAAATAAACCTTCTAATACTAATCTATGTGTTTGTGTATCATCTAGTGTACCCGTTAAACCATATCGGTATTTACATTGATGTAGTTTAGTCATGATACTGGTCAGAGATTTAGCTTTAAATAGATGAGCCTCATCTCCAATAACACAATCAAATTTTCTAAAGTATGATTTAGGTAATTTATATATTGATTGCCAAGTAGAAATAACTACAGGCTTAGTTATTTTCTTATCATGGCCTTGGTAAATTCTTTGACAATATGTTTCTGAACTCCAACCATAATCGTTAAAGTCTTTGTACATTTGTTCAACTAGTGATGTAGTAGGAACCAAAATGAGTGTAGTCATTTCACTCATTTGAAAGTACCTTACTATAGAATATATAATTAATGATTTACCAGAAGCAGTAGGACTAAGAAGAAGACAACGATTTCTGGCCAAAGCATGATGCACAGCGTCAAGTTGGTAATCACGGATTTTAAGAGATTTTCCACGAGCTCGGGGTTTGAGTGTTCGTATAAATCCTTGCACCACACTTCGGGCCATCTCTCTTTTTTCTTCGACTCCTTCTTCAATTTCATATCGTATACCATTATCGTTGCTCCACTTTTTTATATACGGTAACAATCCGACATATATTTCACCTGAGGCGGGGGAGAATAAACGTATCTTTCCATCCCAAACTCTATTGCGGTATGCGGGCATGAACTTAAATCCTGGCACTTCAAACGTGAAGAAGTCAGACAGTTCAGCACTTTCACTAGAGGATATATTAGTAATTTGTAAATATGTTTCATTTTTCTTAGATATACGCATTTTGCAATGTTTTAGGTTCTCCATACTCTCCACGAACTAAGATGTTCCATGATATACTTATGCGTTCATCTCCTGTGGGGGGAACCCAATGTTGTAACCATGAAGGAAAAATAAAGCCCTTACCTTCTACCGAATTAAATTGTAACATACTGGCATTATTCCAGTTTGTTTTATTTCTAGGTTTCATGACATGAGCTTGTACTCTTGGGTCAAAAAACTGAATAGGTGATGTTTTATCGGATGTACTTAAATAATATACGCCTGATAAAACATTGTTTGAGTGTGTATGTGGTGGATGCGAATCACCTTCATATAATTTATTAGCCCACATACCAGTAACTTCTAAACTATCGTATTCATATTCTAAATCATCTAAGTATTGTCCTGATACTTCTTTTACCATATCTCTTAATTTTGCAAAATAAGAAAGACAATGTAAATCGTCAGTAGTATGGTATTTGTGATTTTTTCTTACTTGTCTTATATAAGAATCCATTAAATGTTTATCTATCGGCATATAATCAAATTCATATATTATAGTAGGAAAACATTTATGTATGTTTACATCAACCATGATACTATACTCCAGCGAATTCCTTTCGTTATTTTATCGACTGAATGGGGGAACATAAAGTTAGATGGAAAAATTAAAGCAGAACCCCATGAAGGACTAAAGATAGCATTGGATACTTGAAATTCTCCGCCCTCATAATCATCATTTAAAAACAATAAAGCTGATACTTGGGGATATCCCCATTCTTGACCATGACTATGATGTATGTTATCTACATGTCTAGACATAAAGTGACCTTCTCCATATCTATTAATTCTAAAATCTGTAGTATGATTTACAGTAAAATCTGCAAAATCTTCATTATATTTTTTCGCTACTTCTGCATAACACTTTTTAACTTCTTCATAATATACGTTGTCTTTGCGTATCCAAAATTCATCCATTTTTACTCGATCTGGTGTGTTAGTACTTTTTCCTTGGTGAGTTGAATATGTTGAAGCTTCAAAACTTAAATCCTCTGCATTAATAATTTCATTACATAAAAACTCTGGTACAACATCTGTATAATACTTTACATAATCAGTAACATCCATTTATAACATCCCCGCCTCAAATTTTTTCCAATCTTGGGCGTTCCGTATATCCCATCCACGTTTATCAATTGAATTGATAATCCCGTCAATATACTTTATAATTACTTCGTAATAAGCAATTTTTGCTTGTAGTTCAATAATATCATCATCTGCATTTATATACATTTGCAAATCATTCTTTAAAACTTTTATGTCGAATGGTTTTGCAGCATATACTTTTGCATCAGACTTTCCACCGTAATACTCCCATTTCTCACGATAGAGTTTTGTGTATTTAATATGTGCTTGGGTCTTTAATAACTCAAATCTAGATTTATATTCGAGCCACTTAGGTTTGATATTTTGATTTTTATAGGATTCTTGGTCTAGGTTTTCTAGTCGTACAATTGCAAGGTCTTCTCTTGCCTCAGATTTTAATTCATCAAACTTATCCATAATATATCCTCTAAATCATAAGTGAGCAGGTCAGGATTTCTCTCTGAAATTATATTGACCTAAAAATACAGTCTAAAAGTTATTACTTGTTAAAGCATATCCTTAGCTGCTCAAAACTATTTATAAACTTTTAATCTCATACAATTGATATGCAAACTCTGCTGTTGCTCTCAAATATTCTACATCCGTTGCTTCTTGATTGTAATCCAATGCACTTAAACTTACAGGGAAAATATCTCTGTATGTAACTTCTACAATTGGATTATTTTTATTTGAAAGTATACTTAATGTCGCATCAGAAAACATCGGTAACACAGCCCCCGCTGAACCCGGCTTAAGGTCTACTTTACTGGGTTTTGAAGGTGAACCAGGCATAGAAGCGGTTTCTGTTCTAAACTCTGAAAACTGTTTTCTATCTTTAGGAAAACCAATACCTGTCATCCACTCATGTAATGAAAGATAATTTTCCAGATATTCATCTACAATAAAACCAATATTAAGTTGGCCGTACTCAACCTTATCGCCCATCATAGGTATATCTTTAAATGGCGTTGCATAGTTAGCAATACCCAAACTAATTTCTGGAATATTCGCAGTTACCGTAAAGAATTCAACTTTAGGTAATTGATGAATACCAAATCTAAATTGAGTTGGACTTGCGTAATCTAATTTATCTGGTTGTCGCTGTAATGACCTATTTGTCGCCATTTAAAATCCCCATCTTCAACTACCGATACATATACTTGACTAATTACGGCATCTATTTCATGATGCCAATAATTTAAAAACTTATGTACCCTTGGTAACTTGGGTACATAATCATTGGTCTGCCAAATAAACTCCTGTAGGACATTCTGATAATCAGGCATCCAATAGTTTACATTGACTGTGACACAGTGTTTTTTCCGTATCAATATCATTACAACTATTTATATCATCCAAATCTGGATAAAAATCTCGCTATGTGATGTACGAATGGTAACATGGATAACGCCATAAACAGATTAACTCCTGTATGGGCCATTGCAATTCTTAAAGTATCACCTTTCGGCATACCATCAGATACAAAAACACCGGCTAACCATATGGTGCCGGTGGTTCCAATATTTGCACCTAATACTGCTGCGATTGCAGCGGGTAGGGGTACTGCTCCAGATGCAACAAGAGCAATTATCGCAGTAGTGGATAGTGACGATGACTGCCACAAAAGCGTCATACATATTCCACCTAAAAACATCCACAAAGGGTTATGGATAAAATAAGAAAGGTGATCCATATTACCCATCGACTTCATTCCACCACTAAACATCTTCAAACCAATATAAAAAACTACCAACCCAACTAGGGTTGTAATAACAGGATTACCTAAATCCATTTTTGTCACCTTCTTCCACAATGCTGTTTTTGTTTTGCTCATAATCAATCCTTTTCAATCACAGTTATTTAGTCTTCCGTTTACTAACTGTAACAAAAATATAACAAAAAAAAGAGGGTGCCCGAAAGCACCCTCTAAGTTGGTAGTCAACTTTATTCTTATTATTACATAAGGTTTGTGACTTTAACCCTGCGATACCAAGCATTGGTATTTGCATCAAGAGAAGCGTCACTGTTGGTGCCGCCGCCAATATTATTAGCAGCATGTGCGCCGGCATCGGCGAACGGGTTAGCAGCCATTCCGTAACGAGTCTTGAAACCAATTTTTGGTTGGAAGGTATCTTCACCAACCGCACGAACCATTTGCAGCGGAACGTATGGGCAGTAGAAGAAACCAGCGTCATAAGGGGAAGTACCCTTATAACCAACAACATAGTACTGACTTGCAGCAACATTCGCAGCATACGGATCAACGTACACTTTGTAACGTCCGTTCATGACACCAGCAAAAGTTGTGGAAGTGTCATCAACATTCAAGTTGTTGTTAAGAGCAGGAGTGTAATCAAGTACACCAGCCATCTGAAGAGCAGACGCAACGTCAGCTGAACAGATAATCATGTTACCTTTACCCCTACGAGTCTGTTGACCAATCGCATTAGCATCACGCTCAATTGCGAACATTAGACCCTTGAACTTCTCAACTGACCAACGACCATTTGAGTCTGTATCAAGGTCAAAGATACCAGCAGTAGTTGTATTAACTTGGGCACCTTTAACAGCGGTAATGTACAAAGAACGAATAACTTCACGGTTAATTTCTGCAAGAATTTCAGAACTAAGAATATTAGCAAGTTCTGTTTCTGCATCAAGACCATGAATAGCTTTCAAGTCCTGTGCAAGTTCCATTGTGTACTCGGCCTTGAGGGCACGGGACACAGCGGTAACTGTGGACTTTTCAATGCTGAACGCCATTTGGTTGAAAGCGTTGTCTGAACTGTCACCCAAAGCTTCTGACTGAGCAGTTGTCATACCTGTTGGCGCAGTATATGTACCAGCAGAAGGACTGTCGTTCAGTGCAGCAGGGTTAGTACCAGAACCATCAGCAACCAACTCACCAGCACTATTCTGGCCGGAAGATTGGTTAGCAGGTGGTACGTCAAGATCAACGAGCGCTTCCGCACCGTCCTGAGAGGCGAATGTGGAACGCATGGCAAAGATAAGACCAGTCGGCCCTGTCATTGGCTGAACACCACAAACGTCATAAGCAATGAGGTTAGGCATTGCACGGCGAACCAACGAAATCAAAATTGGATCCCAATTTGAAATGTTAGCACCAGTTGCGTTTGTAGGAACTGCTTCTGTCAAGAACGCTTTGTCTTCATTCAAAGCCTTTTCTTGGTTTTCTAAAATCAAAGTAGTTACGGCCCGTTTATAAGAATCCTCAATGCCTGGAAGGTCAGGATGCTCTAGGACAGGCTGCCACTTTTCTTGTAGATGCTCTGTTTGAAACATTTGTTTCTCCTTTTACGTTATTATTACATCTATTTATAAAATAGTGTTGTTTACTAGGCGCCCTTTTTAACACGACTGATTGCAGACAAATACTTTCTCATTGTATCAGTCGTATCAACGTCCTGTGCGGTGCCATCTGTTGTTTCATCATCAATATTTGAAGTGCTACTTACCTTCGGGAAATAACTTTCCTTAATAGTGTTCAACTTCTCACGATAGTTTTCCTCATCGGAAAATTCTACATCATCAGCGAGAGACTTCAGTTTTTCAACTTCGGTATCAGCTAAGTCTTCTGAAACTTCAACGATTATATGTTCTTTTACAAGTACATCATGTGTTTCTTTGAGTTTAATATTCTTCTCAATTACTTCGTTAAGTTTGTCTTCCAACTCTGCAATCTTATCGGATTGACCTTCCAAAACGTCATACTTTTCGTCAGGAACATCAATGTAATGGTCTTCAAAGAGTTGTTTCAAGCCGGAAATAAAGTCCTCAGCAATTTCGCCTTTAAGTCCACGTTCAATTGCAAGCTCATTGTCCTTCGTCCATTCCTCTACAACATAGTTGAGGTAATTATCAACTTTATTAGTAAGCTCGTCCTTAAATGTATCAAGTTCGGAATCTTTCTCTTCCTTGATATCTTCAAGAATACGGTCTACTTCATCCCTTACTTTGGATTTAACTGCAGCTTCAAAAATAGTTGCAGCCTTATGCTTAAAGTCTTCAGAAAGTTCGTCTTCTTCGCTTACAAGAGCATTGACATGTTCTGTAACATCAATTTCCTTGATATACGCTTCAGCTTTTGCTTTCTTCAATTCTTCTTCTTCAGCTTCTTCCTCTTCATCCTCTTCCTCTTCTTCTTCTTTGAGGGAAGATTGATAGGATTTTAGCATTTCTTTAACTTGCGAAGCTTTCATCTTTTCAAATACTGCAAGATGATCTGCTTTTGTCTTAGGCTCTTCAGCAAGGTCTTCACCCTCTGATTCTACCTCGTCACCAGCAGCAAGTTTTTGGGGTTTATCGGCTTTGCCTTCACCCTTTTGTGGTTTCTCTCCGCTAACTTCTTTCGCTTTAGCAGCGACTTTCTTAGCAGGAGCGTCTGATTGATCGGGTTTAACTACAGGCTTGCCCGTATCTTGGACTTCGCCTTCAAGTTTTCCACCCTTCTCAGCAGCAGCTGCACCGTCCTTGGGAGACTTAGCCTCCTCAAGTTCAGCGATAACTTCCGCTTCTAGTTCTTCGATTGTCTTATCTAGTTCGGACATTGGATAAGTCTCCTTAAAATTATTAAATAATTTATAAACTATTTATAAATTATAGATTTTTGAGGAATTTAGCAAACTCAAGAGCTGCTACCTTCTCTCTTTGACGCTCTTTTACGTCAATTCTTTTTTTCATCTCCGCAATCTCCGACTCTCGAATAATCCCATTGTCCCAAACCCACTCTTTTCCTTCCATAATACCTTCTACGAAAGCATTAGGGGCGGAAGGGTCTGCTACTATATCTGCCGCAGTTGCAAGATAAAAATCGTTTCTAACATAGTTGGCGCCGTTTTTTTGATCCAAACTACCCATACCTCTAGAAGAAACACCGAGCTTCGCACCTTCATCCATTAAATTTTTAACGATTTTGCCCATAGGTGTTTCCATTATTTTGGCTTCTCCAATAAAGTTTTT